TTAAAGAGAAGTTCGTAGAAGGTGCATCAAAGTTTATTGCTCCCAACGCTGCTCGTGATCTATGGCATGACTTTGAGGCTCACGCAGGGTACTCATTTAACAAGTCACACGCAGTAGCATACTCAACTCTATCTTACTGGACAGCATGGCTAAAGTATTATTATCCACTTGAGTTTATGTACTCAGTACTAAAGAATGAAAAGGACAAAGATGCGAGAACTGAATATCTTATTGAAGCAAAAAGAATGGGCATTAGCGTTAAGTTACCTCACATTAACGATTCGGATATTGATTTTAAAATTGAGGGTAAAGGTATTAGGTTTGGACTCAGTGCTATCAAGTTCATATCTGACAAGATTGGTGAACGATACATTTCAGCACGACCATTTAATTCGTACAAAGAACTTGAAGAGTTTACATTTACCAAAGGTAACGGAGTAAACAGTCGTGCACTCCAGGCGCTAAGAGTAATTGGTGCTGCAACCTTTAGTGATAATCCTAAAAATGATCAGGAGATTAAAGAGAACTTATATGAATATCTAAACCTTCCAGAGTTTAATATTACAATCCCTTCTCATTACTATGCATTTATTCAGGACATTGTTGACTTTGAAGAAAAGGGATCATACATATTTATGGGTATGGTAAAATCAATTAAACGAGGAACAGGATGGTCACGAGTTGAAGTTTTGGACAAAACTGGCAGTGTCGGTATATTTGACGATGAAAATACAACTATTGAGACAGGTCGTTCTTATCTGGTCTTGTGTAATGATAACAGGATTGTTTCTTTCATACCTTCTGATGAAATAAAAGAATCATCTCATGCGCTTGTTAAGTTCTTAAGTTACAAGCAACTTCCATATAAGGATGATGAAATGTTTGTGGTTTCGTTTAAGCCAAGAATTACAAAGACTGGAAAGAAGATGGCCTCTCTTACTCTTGCAGACACAAGTAGAGATTTGCATTCAATCACAGTTTTCCCTACATCATTTGCAAAAGCATATATGCACATTGAAGAAGGAAAATCATATAAGTTTGATTTTGGAAAGACTAAAGACGGAACAGTAACATTGGAGGATGTACATGTCAGTTAGCGTAGAAGAAGTATTAGCACAATTAGACCCAAAACTTAGAAAGCGTTTAGGTAGTGGTGTTGGGATAAATTATGAATACCAGCCTACACCTAGTTATGGCTTAAACCGTGCACTAGGAGGTGGACTTCCATACGGTAGGCAAGTCCTTATATGGGGATCAAAGTCTTCAGCAAAGTCCTCTATGTGTCTTCAAATGATTGCTCTTGCTCAAAAAGAAGGAAAAGTTTGTGCTTGGATTGACTCAGAAATGTCATACTCTGAAGACTGGGCCAGAACTTTGGGGGTAGATCCAGAAAAACTAATCTATTCACAAGCAAGAACTATTAGTGACATGGTCGATGTCGGTGTTGGGCTAATGAATGCAGGCGTTGATTTAATTGTGATAGACTCTATTACATCAATGCTTCCAGCAATATATTTTGAAAAAGATACAGACGACATGAAGGCATTAGAAAATACAAAACAGATTGGAGCAGAATCCCGTGACTTTAGTAACGCATGGAAAATGCTTAACTATGCAAACAATAAGGTTAAGCCAACTTTGCTTGTTCTTATTTCTCAGTCTCGTAACAATATCAATGCTATGTATACTAGCCAGCAGCCTTCTGGTGGTCAGGCTACTAAGTTTTATTCCTCATGTATTGTTAAATTATTTTCTTCAGAGTCAGATAATCAAGCAATTAAAGGAAAGATTAAGGTAGGAGATAAATTAATTGAAGAAAAAATTGGAAGAACTATTCGCTGGGAATTACAATTCTCTAAAACCTCTCCAGGGTTCCAGTCTGGTGAGTATGATTTTTATTTTAGAGGTGACGATATTGGTCTTGATACCATCGGTGATTTGGTTACTACTGCTGAATTAAATGGCATTGTAGAACGCACTGGTGCTTGGTACATACTGCCTGATGGATCAAAGGTACAGGGTAAAGAGGCATTCATTAATCGTGTAAGGGAGGATCTTGAATTGCAAGAGTCAATCAAGGCCAAACTAAATGGCTAACTATACTGTTTATCATGGACAATTTGTTTGTCACACTTGCAAGGCTGAAGTAAAAACTTTAAGGCTGTATCCAGAGATAAAAGAATTAACATGGATGTGTCCAGAAAAACATTTAAGTCGTGTACAGATTGTAAAAAAGAAGAGGGACTATGAGCGAGAAGAGTGAAAGTAAAAGAATAAATGCCAAGCAGCACAAAAACTCTTGTAGAAATACTCATAAGGGCGATGCCACTTGGAAAAATTTTACAGTTGACTTTAAAGAGGTTAGCAAATCGTTTACAATCAATGAAAAGGTTTGGGCTAAAGCAACGACTGATGCAATAAAAAACAATAGTGATCCTGCAATTATTATAGTAATGGGGCAGGGTCCAAATAAAGTAAGACTTATACTAACAGAACTAAGCATAATGGAGCAACAATTGGATGGTGTATAATAGTAATATGAGACTACCAGAGAATATAATACTAAAAAATATTTTAACAGAAGAAGAAATTGCAAAGGTTTACGATGTTGTAAACTCTACAGATCTTGAAAACACCGTTGTTCAAAATTCTATGGGGCATAGGGCATACCTTGTTTCTTTAGGAGAGGACATTAGAGAAAAACTAGAAAAGGTTGTTCAGGACGAATTTGGTTCAGGGTGGATGCTTAATGCATATCAGTTTGCTAGATATTCACAAAAATATGGATACGTTAATAAACTATATCCACATTTTGACGATGCCTTTGAAGATCATAAATTAACTCTAGATGTTCAAATTAATGCAACAAAGCCATGGCCAATTGTGATTGAGGGAAAGGCTTTTACACTTAATAATAATGAGGCACTTATTTTTTCTGGAACAGATCAAATTCATTGGAGAGAAGATGTAAAGTTTGACGATGAAGATATCATAGACATGATATTTTGTCACTTTACATTAGTTGATGACCCAAGGGGCAAAATTGATTCTGAATGGATAAAAAGCATGCAAGAAAAAGAAGATTATTGGAAGCCAATATTAAATATAAGCGACCAGCCAATTTCAACAGGAAGTTATCAAGATGGAGAATAACACAACAATAGGAATGATTAGTGGTCTTTCAGAAATTGCTGAATATATGGAAGATGAAGAGTTAACTACTGCACTTACTTTTATTGCAAAAACAATACTTAAGCCAGATATTCCTATGAATGTTGTGACTATAGAGATTGTAAGATTGCAGGCAATCGCAGCAAAGATGTCATTGAAGGCTACATGGATGGCAAATGTAGACAAATCAGATAGAGGAAAGAAAAATTTATACTATACTGCTGCAGAAGCAATCAATAACTTAGTCTCTGCTCTCAAGTATACAACACGATAATCTGCTATACTTAACATCTAACAGAGGAAAACTATGACAAAAAATTTACTAAACAGCGTTATGATTAAAAAAGATAAGTTACCAGACGAGCCAGATTGGGCAGACGGAATTGTTGAAGAAATTGAAAAAGGATATACGATAGACTTAAAGCCAAAATTTACAAAGAAGTATACTTTTGCCCCATCCACATTAACATACGGTGCTGGAGAGTGTGCTAGATACTGGTACCTAGCATTTGATGGTGCAGTTTTTTATGATAATGCTGATGCCTACGGGGTAGCAAACAGAACTCAGGGTACACTTGGGCACGATAGAATCCAAGATGCAATATTGAAATCAGGCTTACTTCAAGAGGGTATGGAATTTGATGCCGAGCCAAGCAAGTATAAGAAGCAAATACACCCAGCAATGGAATTTAGAATCAAGAGCGATGATCCTCCAATTTCAGGGTATGGAGATGTTATGCTTAACTATAAGGGCAATACAATTCTTGGTGAAATTAAAACTGCTCCAATCGAAGGTTTTGAATATAGAAAAGCAAAGCGCAAGGGTAAAATTGCTCACTTGATGCAATTAATAATGTACATGAAGATTATGAAGAAGGACAAGGGTGCTCTCATTTATGAAAATAAAAATAATCATGAGTTGCTAGTTCTTCCCGTAGTAGTAAACGATCATTACCGTCGGTGGGTAGACCAGGCATTTGATTGGATGAGAACAGTTAGAAAGGCATGGGAAGATCAAACCCTGCCACAAAAAACATATAGATCAAATTCAAAAATTTGTAAAGTATGTCCCATCCAAAAAGCATGTCTGGAAGCAGGGGCAGGGGTAATCAAAATTAAACCTCTGGAGTTGCTAGAAAATGAAGCATTGTAGTTGGTGTGACAAAGAATTTAAAACTGAAATATCTTACCAGATATATTGTTCAGTAATATGTAGAGAGCAAGCAACAAAAGAAAAAATTGCTGCTAGATACATTATTTCTAGACGACAAAAAAGAATTGGTAAGCCAAGGACATGTAAGTCGTGTAAAGATAATCTATCTATCTACAACGATGAAAGTCTTTGTGGAAGATGCCAGGTAAATCCAAAAGATGTTACAAAAGCACTAAAAGAAATAAAGGATAAATCAAATGGTAAAGAATAAGTGGGGGCTTGAGATTGCACCTAAAACTATTTGTGCTATAGATGCTAGTACAAATAATTTTGCCTTTGCTTTATTTAACACAGAAGAAAAAACTTTAACAGCGGTTGGCAAAATTACATTTCATGGTGATAACACCTACGAAAAAGTTTTGGATGCTGGCAAAAAAGTAAAAGCATTTTTTGATATATATGGTGGTTTTGAATCAATAGTAATAGAGCATACAGTGTTTATGAATAGTCCTAAAACTGCTGCAGATCTTGCACTGGTGCAGGGGGCTATTCTTGGATCAGCAGGACAGTCTGGAACAAAGGTTGTTGGAAAAGTATCTCCAATAACCTGGCAAAATTTTATTGGTAACAAGAAGATATCAAAAGATGAAAAGTTATTTATTAAATCACAAAATCCAGGGAAGTCAGAGTCATGGCTTAAGTCTCATGAAAGAGAATTAAGAAAGCAAAGAACAATAAGGTACATTAATACTATTTATGATAGAACTATCACTGACAATGATGTTGCTGATGCTTGTGGTATTGGGCATTGGGCAATGTCAAACTGGGGCAAGGCGATTGGGGTTGACAAATAGGGCTATGGCTGCTAAACTATATACAAGTGAGACTTTTATGCGTAAGAGATATGTTATGGATAAGAAGACTCCAGAGGAGATTGCTAAGGAGTGTGGAGTGAGTTTAGAAACAATCTATGTCTACCTTGCAAAATTTGGATTAAGGAAGTCTAAGCGATGAGTAAAACAAAAAAGATTATTTTAGCAATTACCGTGGCTAGTTCAGTAGGCATAGCCTATGTTATTAATTCCTTTAAAAACTTTCCAGATATTTTTGACTTAAGTGACGAAGAGGACGAAGATGAGTTCTGAGACACAGTTTACCATTGCTCAAGTTTGTGATGAGATTAAAGAGATGCTGATTGCAAAAAATAAATCTTATGGAGATTCTGCTCTCAATCCTGTTAGAGTTTTTGCTACATCAGACAGTGTAGAGCAACTGCATGTTCGCATTGACGACAAACTTTCTAGAATAACTAGAGGTGGATCTTATGTTGGCGATAATGATTTAGATGATCTAATCGGTTATCTCATACTGCTAAAAATAGCAAGGGAATTAAACAATGTCAACTGAAGATGATCTAGTTAAACATCTTGATCAAGTTAATCAAGTAGTAGAAGAATACTTAAAGGGTAATGATCCAACAGTAATTTCAAAACAACTTGATATACCAAGACAAAGAGTAGTAACTCTTATTAACGAGTGGAAAGTTATGGCATCTGCTAATGATGCTATACGTGCTCGTGCTAAAGAGGCATTGGCTGCTGCAGATACACACTACAGTAAGTTGGTGTCTCGCACATACGAAGTTATTGATGAGGCATCAATGACAAACAATCTTAGCGCTAAAACTGCTGCAATTAAACTTGTTATGGATATTGAATCTAAAAGAATTGATATGCTACAGAAGGCTGGCCTGCTTGAAAACAAAGAACTTGCTGAAGAAATGATGGAGATTGAGCACAGACAAGAAGTTCTTGTGTCTATATTAAAAGATATTGCTTCCGAGTATCCTCAAGTTCGTGATGAAATTATGCGTAGGCTTTCTTTATTTGCAAAAGACAACGAGGTGATTACAGTTGTCCACGACATTCAATGAGTTTTTTGAAGTACTTAAAGATAACAACTTTGAAGAAACACCAGTAGATGCAAAAACTTTTGTTGAGGGAGAAGCATTTTTAGGGCAGCCACCACTATCAGATATACAGTACAGCATTGTTGAGGCTATGAGTCAGATATATCGCAAAGAAGATCTTGTTGGGATTATGGGAGAAACAGAAGGCTCAAGGTATTTTGACAAATATACTAAGAATGAAATTATATTGCAACTTGGCAAGGGATCTGGAAAGGACTTTGTATCTACAGTAGCATGTGCTTATATTGTATATAAACTTTTATGCCTTAAGGATCCAGCAAGATACTTTGGAAAGCCATCTGGAGATGCTATTGACCTAATCAATGTTGCTATCAATGCTCAACAAGCAAAGAATGTTTTCTTTAAAGGTTTTAAAAGTAAGATTGAAAAGTCTCCTTGGTTTGCTGGAAAGTACTATGCAAAAGCAGATTCGGTTGAGTTCAACAAGTCAATTACTGTTTATTCTGGTCACTCAGAAAGAGAATCACATGAGGGTTTAAACCTTCTACTTGCAGTACTTGATGAAATTTCTGGTTTTGCATCTGAGGTTGGTACAGGCAATGAACAAGGAAAGACTGCTGAGAATATCTACAAGGCTTTCCGTGGATCAGTAGACTCTCGTTTTCCTGACCTTGGTAAAGTAGTTTTGCTTTCATTTCCAAGATACCCAGGAGACTATATCTCAGAAAAATATGATGATGTAGTTCTTGAAAAAGAAATTGTTGAAAGAACACACAAGTTTGTTCTTAATCCAGACCTTCCAGATGATGATCCAAACAACTCGTTGGAAATTTCCTGGGATGAAGATCATATTATTTCATACAAATAACAAGGAATGTTTGCATTAAAGAGACCAACATGGGAAGTAAATCCTACCAGAAAGATTGATGATTTTAAAATTGCTTTCTATACAGACCTTGGTGATGCAATGATGCGTTTTGCATGCGTACCAACTTTTGCTTCTGATGCATTCTTTAAGCAGCATGAAAAAGTTAGAGCATGTATGACATCAAGAAATCCAATAGATACATTCAAAAGGTTTGATGAATCATTTAAACCAGATCCAGATAAAAAATATTATGTTCATGCTGACCTTGCACAGAAGCACGATAAGTGTGCAGTTGCTATTGCTCACGTAGAAAAATGGGTAAACATTCAGGTAATTAATAACTACGAACAAGTAGCACCAATTGTAGTGGTAGATGCAGTTGTGTGGTGGGAGCCAAAGATTGAAGGCCCAGTTAATCTTTCAGAAGTTAAACAGTGGATTCAGAACCTTAGAAGAATAGGGTTTGACATTGGAATGGTCTCCTTTGACCGTTGGCAATCCTTTGATATTCAAAATGAATTGAAGCAAGTAGGAATGAGAACTGATACTGTTTCTGTTGCTAAAAAACATTATGAGGACATGGCAATGCTTGTATATGAGGAAAGACTAGTAATGCCTGCAATCGAACTCTTGTTCGATGAACTAACACAGTTAAAAATAATGAAAAATGATAGAGTTGACCACCCCCGCAAAAAGTCAAAGGACTTGGCTGATGCTGTATGTGGAGCAATATTTGGGGCAATATCACACACCCCAAAAGATCAGAATATGGTCGTAGAAGTTCATACTATTAGTGATCGACCTAAGCAGGTTGACATGGGTAGGGACAATGTGATACACTATAATCCTATGCCAGATGATGTAAAAGATTATCTGGATAGATTTAATCTACTATAAATAAGGAGAAATACCGAATGAATTCATTCAAGAAAATCGCACTAGCCATGGTTGCAGCCATGACTTTGGGCACAATCGTAGCAACACCTGCAAGTGCTGCTGTAATGACAGTTGCTGTAGATCTTGCTGGAACGGCTAACACAACCGCTTCATCAATCTCAACACCTGCTGCATTGCCAGTCCCTGCAGACAACACAGTTGACGCTGCAGACGCACTTAAGTTCGTCGCAACTGTTGACACAGGAACAACTGTTTCTGTAGTAGCAACAAACGCAACAATCGTGTCTGCACTACACACATCTGCTGCACCAGTAGGAGCAACATCAGGTTCTTCAACCTTGACAGTTGCAACTGGTACAGGAACAACTGCAACATTCTGGGTATATACAAAGACCACAGCAATTGGAACAGTAACAGTTACCAATCAGGGAACTACATTTACATACTATGTACAGGGAACTGCTGGTAAGATTAATACTCTTACAGTATCCGCTCCTGCTACAGGTGCTGCTGGTACAAAGCAAGACATCACAGTAACTGCAACAGACACATTTGGTAACAAGGTATCTGCTAAGTCAATTACTGCAACAGTTTTTGCTTCAACAGCAACACTAGACACAGCAACAGCAACAACTGGTGCTACACTTTCAGATTTTGGAGTTGCAAAGTTTGTTGCAACACTTCCAGCAACTGGAACACGATCACTAATCACATTCTCACCTACAACATCATCAGATGCAACAACTACAGATGTAGTTGGTCTACCTGCTCGTGCACTTGCACCATTTGCAGAGATCGCAGTTCGTGATCTAGTATCAGAACTTGCTGCACAGACTGCTGCTAAGGACGCAGCAATCGCTGCTAAGGCAGTTGCAGATGCTGCAGTTGTAAAGGCTGCTGCGGATGCAGTTGCTGCTAAGGCTGTTTCAGATGCTGCTCTTGCAAAGGCTGCTGCAGATGCAGTGGCTGCTAAGACTGCCTCAGATAAGGCACTTGCAGATGCAAAGACTGCTTCAGATGCAGCACTTGCTGCTGAGAAGGCTGCTTCTGCTAAGGCACTTGCTGATGCAAAGACTGCTTCAGATGCAGTTGTACTTGCTAAGGATGCAACTATCGCTAAGTTAACAGCAGATAATGCTGCTGCACTTAAGTCAATTAAGGATGCTTTCAATTCACTTGCAAAGAAGTGGAATGCAAAGAATCCAAAGGCTAAGGTTACTT